TGACTAGCACGACTTTCCACTAGATTTTCCCGATCTTTACTCACGGGCATGTGGGCTAATTCATCTAAGATGCTGCGGGTGCGTTTTTGCAAAATCTACTCCGTTATTAGATATTTATTGTAAATATCGAGAATAGTATTGCACAATCTCAGGAAATGTATTTTTCCAGTTTTGTCCTCTAATTTGATCATGTTTTTCAGTTTCTGACAGCATTTTTTTAATTTTGCTTGGATTTTCCTTCCAGTTATTTGGAAGCATTTGTTTAGTATTCCTATCTTTGATAACCTGGGCATACTCCTCTGTTATTGCATCTATACCAAGCAAGTTATGTACTGCTAACTGCTGCGAATGCTCAACTATATCGCCCAATCTATTTGCATGAAAATTATTTTTTATCCATGCTGCAACTTCGCCAGAATAGAATAAACTAAAATTACTCAAAGTTTCTGTGATACAAAACATTACATTCACAGGTAGTTTTTCTCTCATTTGCATGATATTTTGTGTCATTTGATTCCAGTCGCCAGGCCATCTAAGATAATTAAATTTTTGTTCTACCCCATCTATACTGATAAAAATTTTTACTAGATGAAATTTTTCTATTATTTTATAATATTTTGGATTTATTGATTGAGTGCCATTTGTTTGGAATCCTACCAAAAGTTTTTTTCCAGCATCGGGCACAAGCTCGGCCAACGCTTCAGCTAATTTCCAGTATGAAGTTCCTAACAATGTTTCACCACCACAAAAATGTACCTGTTCCAGGTTAGATAAATCTAGAGTTTTTAATGCAGATATTACTTTGTCTACGTCCGTAGAATTATTTAAATTAGTGTAGGACATATTATTTTGTTTTAGATATTGTTGCCATAAAGTACTACTCTCAGGACCGCAAATAGTACAAGCTAAATTACAACCTCTATCAAATAAAAAATCAATTCTCAACGGGCCAGACAAGTTATATTTTTTTCCGTAGTGTTCGAGCATTGATTTTCTAAAACTTTTAAGTCCCCCAGCTTCAATCTGTCTGCACTCCCAACAGTTAGGATCCCATTGATTTTGATTGTTTACTTCTCTTAAACTAGTAAATTTTAAATTTTTCCATATTTTATCATTGTCTAAACTCATTAAAGGTTCGGTACTTAAACAACATTGATTTATGCCCAACTCTCCATTGTTGTTTTTAAAATTAATATTAAGTCCGCCGTGGATCATTGGACAATAAAGGTCAGCCATTTGTATATCTTTCTAGTATTTTTATTCAGCTTTAGTTTTTAAACCAGCAAGCATTTGTTTAAGTTTACTGTTATCAACTGTTGCATGTACAGACTTTTCTAACTCAAATCCTGGCTTGGGTTTGGCTGCAATCATAGGCGGGCTGGTTGTTGCGGCAGATGTTTTAATCTGATCCATAATCTGACTACTTGTACGGAATCCCTGACCACCATTTTCACTTTGTGCATCTGGGCCGGGATCAGTAATACGCATGGTTTCAATATTATATTCTAAATCCACTTTCATGCCCACACCTGTACTACTACGACTTTTCATACACTGGATTTGATAGCGACCACGCTCACGCATGGCTCTACTTGTAAAAATACCAAACACGTTATCTGCTGTGTTAATTTTACTGATACCACCTGATATATGGCTGTGATCAAATTCAACTTCTTCTACTGCTGATCTATTCAGCTGACTAGCCGTTACCATCAACATGCCTAGTTCTTTGGCTAAATTGCGTAGTTCTTCACTAACATACTTGTCTTTCACAAACAAGTCGTTGGGACTAACTTTGGCACTGACTGGCATCAGCAAGTCTAGATAATCAATCATGATAAAGTCCACTTGACGACCTGTTTGAATTTGATATTCTTTGAGATAAGCACGTATGTCATTGATATTGCTTTGTGCAGGTAATCCTTTGACTTGATATGTTCCAGCTTTCTTGCCTACCATTTTTACTTTGAGTGTGGTAGTATCAATGTCCTTACGAATATCTTTTGTGCTCATATTGGACAACATGGCATCAGTACGCAAGCTGGTCAGTTCTTCACTCAGTTCCAGTGTAATATAAACACCGTTTAATCCTGATTGTAGCCAGTTCAAGGCAATATTCATCATAACAAGAGATTTACCAGATCCTGATCCACCAGCAAAGATGTTTAGTTCTCCTCTGCTGAATCCACCATACAACAGTTTATCAAGACTGGGCCATCCTGTACTTACTTGTCCACCACTATTAAAATACTTGTTGATACGAGCAGACGGATCGGCAAAATAGTCTGTGCCCATGTCTTTGGTAAGACTGATTTGCACAGCATCTTTGATCAATTTTTCTACAGGATCAAACTCACCTTTTTCGATCATGTCTGCGGCTTGTAAAATGGCTCGCTCTAGTTCTTGTTTACGACTAAAGCTTTCAAATTCTGTTAGGAACCACTCATAGTGTCCATCTTTGAGTTCAGGTACTTCTCTCAGTTCTATACCACATGTGGCCTTTATCTGTTCTCTAGCAGGCAATGTTTTATGATCGTCGCTGTGTTTTTTAATAAAGCGGGCTGCTTCTCGCAAACTTCTATCAAAGTTTTCTGCATTGTAAATGTTCTGTACACGCACATAAGTTTCTGCGTCTTGCAGCATCATTTCTAAAAACAGTCGTTGAATCTCAGGGTTATAATCTTTAGTCATATTTTGGACAGTTGTAAATGCAATAAATTGGTTTATTTGTTTCTAAATTGTTATAAAAATTGTTTGTTCTTGCAAGAATTTGTGTAAGTGTTGTTTTACTTATATCGTAGTTTTCTCTGTCTTTGTAGAATTCAGATTTATAATAAAAGTTATGATTAGGCACATGACAACACGGAGCATAAAATCCATCTGCAGTAATAAAATGATCAGAATTTGTTTGCTTACATCTAGGACTAATATTTTGTGATCTTAGGTTTTTTTGAAATTTTATTTCTTTGTCATTTGAGGTACTACTAGGTCGATAAGGATCATCTTCAGAATCCCAACGAGAACTATCTAAAATTAAAAATTCTTTTACTCCTAGTTGTTGACTTAGACTTTTTGCTGCTTCAATATAGTCCACATTATATTTAAACGGTATATATTGCCACACAGTATGTGCTTTCTTTGAAGCAACTTCTATACCAATTTGTATTGATTCCCAATCGGCATTTATTCTGTAGGTGGTAAAATTATCAGGAACGCCATCAATAGCAAATACTACACTATCATTTTCATCTAGTAGAGAGCTAAGTTCTTGCCACCAATCGCGAGTGCGATAGCTACCATTAGTGTGTAAAGATATTCTTGCATTATTGGTTTTTATCCATTTTACTAAATCAAAAAGTCTACTGTAATATATAGGATCACCATAATCTCCACAGAGACGAAACAATTTATTTTGTATTGGAATATCAATGAAATTAATTAATTGATCTAAATTTAGTTCTTGATTTTTCCATTTATTAGGAAATTTATCTATAAATTTTGTTCGCGAACACCTAGGACATTTTAGTGTGCAAATGTTTGTTGGTTCAATATGAAACCCTTTTAATGTATCAAGCATACAACTTCTTTTTCTTAAGTTCAATTTTTAATCGACTTGTTTCTCTAGCTGCCAATATACTTTTTAATACAAATAATTTTCCATGCTTAACAACAGCTTCATTGATGTCTTTACAGGTTTCTTGCCATACAGGAAAACTCACAGTCCATCCTGCTTCTATAGCACGATCTACTAATTTTTTACCTGCACGATCTGTATCAGGCACTACAACGACTTCTCGTTGTAATCTATCAATTTGATCTACTTGTGTATCGGATATTTCTGCTCCACTAACACTGACTCCATCTATGCTCATGGCATCAAATGGTCCTTCACATACTACAACAAATTTACTGTCAGGCTTTTGCATATCCAAATTAAACACAAAGTCTGCGGGATGGCTGGACCAGTACTTGGGTTTGATTCCATCTGCAATTGCTCTACTGGTGTAGCCTACTATTTGTTGTTTATAGTAATACGGAATTACAATTCTACGATGTAGATTATATGCTTCTTCTGGAGTCCAATAAAAATTATACCGATTTGGGTCTAATGCCCTACGATGTACATATTCTATTGCTGCTAGTAATTCGGCAGGTACATTGTTATAATCACCAATGCTATAAAAACCAGCCAGTTCAACTACATTTCTTGCTTGTTCAGGTAATGTCCGTGCTTCATATACAATTTCTTCTTCTGGAACCTGTTCAAGTTCTTCTGGTGCTACTAGTTCTCGTAGTCTTACTGCTTCAATTACCAGTCTGCGTACAGTTAGATCATCTGCTCCTAACCAGGTCAGTAATTTTCTGAACCGAAAGGTTAAGTGTCTACCGGGAATGAAACTGGCTTTATACTGACAATTGAAACAGTGATAGCTAACTTGTCCTGCATTTGTCTTGATACCACCGCGACCTCTGGTGTCGGCACTTTCTCCATTGTGTACACAGCAAGGTGCATTAAAACTGGTCCAGCCGTTCTGGCCCGTTCGTTTGCGGGCAGGCAACAACTGCAAAACCGTTTGCTGTATAGAGTCTAACATCGTGTTATTATATACTAAATTTTAACTGTTGCCAACTTTAATGATTGTAGAACTCGTATATAGAACCAACCAATATCAAATTCCCACCACTGTGAGCTCAACTTGGGACTGGCTGGATCTAAATGATGATTGTTGTGTAATTCCTCGCCGCCAATGAAGATACCAATTGGTACAATGTTTCTACTTTGGTCTCTGGTGTCACCGTTACGATAACCCCACCAATGTCCTATGCCATTTATAACGCCGGCCGCCCATATAGGAATCCAAAGCATTTGTACTAACCATACTATGGCGCCAATACCGCCAAAGACGATGACATTGAACACAAGGCAAAGACCAATGCCAAGTCTACTGTGAGGCGTGTATACATTGCGCTCAATCCAATCATCAGGAGTACCAGCACCATATGAATCAACCATTGCTTTATCTTTGCTTGCCGCATGATATAACAAAGCTCCCTGAAACAAAACACGACCGATGCCATAATGCACCGGACTGTGTGGATCTTCCGCTTGTTCGCAGAATCTGTGATGCTTGCGATGTACAGCAACCCATTGCCGAGTAATCATTCCTGTGGTTAGCCATAACCAGGCTCGCATAAAATGTGCTACCGCAGGATGAAATATTACTCCACGATGTGCTTGGCTGCGATGCAAGTATAGTGTGACACACACTATTGTGATGTGTGTCATCACCAACGTTGCTATTATTGTTGTCATTATTTTAAGCTAATCCTATTTTACCAGGTGCCATTGGACCATTTTCAATTCTTTCACCACCATCAAAGTAGCGTATTTCAATGGGCATGTCCTGCCAGTTTAATCTGTAGGCAGCCA